AACCAAAAATATGAAAGGCAGTTGGAAAGAGTTTGTTGCCAGTATGCTTGAAGAGCTACTACGCAGTCAGATTCGTCAGACTATGGCAGGCTTATTTCAAATAGGATTAGGTCAAACCAAAGGTGGTGGCGGTGGATTACTTGGAGGTAGTATTATTCCAGGCATATTGGCAGCAGGCGGTCCTGTTAGTGATCGTCGCCCTTACTTGGTAGGCGAGCGTGGTCCAGAACTATTTGTTCCTAACTCAGCAGGATCAATGGTGCCTAACAGCGGACTTCAGGGTGGTGGCAATGTTACCTATAACATATCAGCAGTTGATGCAATGAGCTTCAAACAGATGATTGCCAAAGATCCAAGTTTCATTCACGCAATAGCAATGCAGGGTGGTAAGTCAACACCTGCTAGGAGATAACAATGACATTTCAATGGATAGTAAATCAGGCTGAAACACTCAGCATCAACAGAAAGAAAATGGTTGCTTCAACCACAGCTCGTGATGGCACAGTCCGTGCAGTCAGTCGTGGCACACAACCAAAACGCTTTGAAGTCAAACTACCAGATGGTATTCCTTGGACTGTGTTGAGAACAGATATTGCAGCCGCTGAAGTTCTTGATAGAATTACCACAGCCACAATCTCAATACCCTACGCCAAGTTTCCTTGGTATTACAATAACACGGCACCAGGCAGTGATGACAGTTATACAGTACGCTGTATTCAGTTCCCAGAGTGGACAATCTTTAGCCGCAATCAAGTTTCGTGGAGTGGTCCTTTTGTCTTCCAAGAGGTAGTATAATGGCTGTACTAAGTTTAACAGGTTATGGCAGCATTGAAAGCAATCTATTCATCAAGATTACTTTAGCCAGTTCAACATTATTGTTTAGTGATAGATTAGTATCAACAACCATTGCTGGTGATACCTATGTTGGCCTTGGCAAGCTATTAAGCATTAGCGGAAGTAGTAGTGAACTTCGCAGCACCAGCGGTGAAATAACTATAGGCATTAGTGGTGTTCCAGACTCAATGATTAGTGATATTGTTGCTGCTAATATCAAAGGCAATCCAGTTAGAGTTATAAGAGGACTATTCAACGCTACTAATGGCACATTTCTAAGTGCGATTACAGGCAATCCAATAAATCGTTTTATGGGTTATGTTAACAATATCAGCCTAGAAGAAGAATATGATGTTGACAGTAGAGACAGTAGTAACACCTTGTTGTTGACCTGTGCCAGTAATGTTGATATCCTAGACAACAAGATAGCAGGCCGCAAGACCAATCCAGCCAGTCAGAAGAAATTCTATAGCACTGACATCTCAATGGATCGTGTGCCTAGTCTAGAAAGTAGTTACTTTGACTTTGGAGCTAAAAAATGAGTTGGTTAGATAATTTAAGCAGTCTAGGAAGTGCAATCTTCAGAAGTGAGGCTTCAAAAAATATTGCAATTAATGTGGCTAAAACGGCAGCTTTAGGCTTGATACTAACTCAAGTTAACAAGAGTGTAAAAAAAGGCAATTCAAAACCTGAAACGGCTAAAACTGCTCAACCTGATAGATATGTTCGCGAACAACTTAGCCCTGACACTAACCACGCAATACCAATAGTCTACGGAACTGCATTTACCAAAGGTATTATTACAGATGCTGTTCTTAGCAGTGATAATAAAACAATGTGGTATTGTATTACAATTTGTGAAAAAACTGGAACACTATTAAGCACAGGTGCTGCCAGTTCATTTACATTTAACAAAGTTTATCTAAATTCAAGCGAAGTTACATTTCAAAGTGATGGCATTACTGTACAATCAATTACAGATGCGGATGGTAATGTAGATAATCAAATGAATGGTTTTATTAAGATCTATTGTTTCAACAACGGATCAAACTCACCAGTAGTGCCAGAAGGTTACACTAATGGTAATATGTTATTTGCTAGAGACTTAATGCCAAATTGGACTGCAAATCACGCAATGACAAATTTAATATTTGCTCTTGTTCGTGTTGAATACAACAAAGAACGCGATGTTACCAGCCTTGGTGAAATTGAATTCAAACTCACAAACTCAATGACCTTGCCTGGTGATTGCTTAAATGATTATATGAGAAATACCAGATACGGTGCTGGTATTCCAGATGCGGAGATTTATAGCGTATGAACAGCCTAACAGAATTAAATGGATATGCATCAGCACTCAGTTTTGAATTTACAGATAACAGAATTCCTAATGTAACTTTTACAACACCTACTGCTGTTAATCAAAGCCAAATTGTTGATGAGGGATTTAGTTTTAGTTCCGCAGTTGGAATTGAAATACTTGAAATACTAAACGCAGGTCAAAGTCAACCAACATACACTATCAATGTTTCCAATTTAAATGGAGCAACAGTTTCCTGGGCAAGTTTACCAACTGGTGTCACTGCGACAACTGTATCAACTGGCGTTTACAGACTTAGCGGTATTACTAGTAAAGCTCAATGGGATGCTGTAAAATATGCAAGTATTTCAATGCCTGCTAATTATAACGGTATTTGGAACTATACCAGTACTATTGCATATTACAGTCAAGTCAGTGGTAATCAAAGCAAGTCTTGGGTTACATCAGTAACAGTAAATGATGTTGTATTTTTAACAACACCACTAGAATTTACCTATACTGCCAGTAATACTGCTTTAGTCACTAATGGAACACAACTGGTAAACTTAGATGCAAGTTATCCAGGTGTGACCTGGACAGTGGTTGGCACACCTAATGATAAAGCTTCAATTAATAATTGGACAACCACAGGCACAGGCGGCACATTCTCAGTTAATGCAACAACAAAAGTGTTTACTATAGTTGGGACAAGAACTCAAGTAAACAGTCGTCTAGCAGGGCTTACTTTAACAACCAATGCTCAAGATACAGATTTTTCTATAAATTATGCAGTATCAAATAGTTTAAATTCAACAACAGACAATACAATTCAAACTTTTAAAAGTTATAATTTAACAAAATTAACTAACACAAGTCCAAGTTATTTTATTGAAGATGCTTCTTTTAATAATGTCACTGGATTTCCTATTATTACAGACACGCCTTATGATGGAACAGGAACTTATAATTTAAGAATAACTCCATCAACAACTACAGGAGTATCAACTATTAGCTCACAGCCCAGGGCAAAGACAATGTCTAATGCAGGGGCTGCAACAACTTCAACAGCACAAATTAAATTTGGAGCTGCATCAATGAGTTCTAATGGTACTACAACTTCTTATATTAGTACAAATGTTAATTTAAATGATTTTAACTTTGGTGCAAATGATTTTACTGTAGATTTTTGGATAAGAGTACCTGCACAGACCAGCTCAGGTGGCATTATGAATAAAATTAGTTCTAGTGCATCTGGAGCTCACTTAGGATGGAGTATTGCATTACAAAATGGTTATGTAGAATTCTTAGGCGGATACAACCCACCAACATCAGTTTCTCCATTAGTTGGAGTAGCTAGGTTAGGAATTACATCTAGACTTACAGCAGATACTTGGACTCATATTGCGTTTTCTTGCAAAGATGGGGTGTTATCAACTTATAAAAACGGAACACGCGAACAACAAACTGCTGTAACCACAATAGCAGATAGCACAGGTAATTTGCAAATTGGCAAAGGTTATTATTTTAATGACGGCCTTGGTAACAATAACGGGGCTTGGAGAGAAACTTGGACCGCTGTTGTTACTACTGCGGCCTTAACTCCTGTAGTTAATGCAAGTACCGCAATTGAATCAATTACTATTACTAATGGAGGAAGTGGATATGCTACTCCACCAACTATTTCAATTAGTGCTCCAGCAGGAGGTTCAAATGCAGTATTAACTGCGGTTCGTAACGCAACAACAAATGTAATTACTTCTGTAACAGTGACCAGCGGTGGTAATGGATACACTACGGCTCCTGTACTTACTTTTTCAGGCGGGGGTGGCAGCGGAGCAACGGCCACTGCCACCATTTCAAATGGTGTTGTTACTAGTGTTACTGTTAATAATCAAGGAACAAATTATACTTCTGTTCCTTCAATAGCAGTTTCAGCTACAAATAGAGTTCAAGCAACTGCCACGGCAGTAATTACAAACGGTGTTATTACTGCCGTTACCGTTAATAATGCAGGTTCAGGGTATACCAGTAATCCAACAATAACATTATCAGGCGGAACTACTGTAAACGGTACTTTAAATGGTTACCTAGATGAAGTTAGAATTAGCAATATTGCAAGATATGTTGATTCAACTTTTGTTCCTAATGCAGTAGCCTATACTTGGAATCCAAACACTAAACTTTTATTACATTTTAATGGTAATTTTATAGACGATGTTGAAACACAAGGACAACTTGGATCGCAATCTTTTAATAGTTCCACAAAAGCATTAACACTTACTGGAACTAGAGCAGAAATTAACGATACGCTAAACTATCTAACAGTGACTACTTCAGTTGACTGGGCAAGCGATTTTGCATTAAGTTATTTGTTAACAACACCTAGAGATGAAACAGCCACTAAAACGCAGGCAATATTATGCGGAAGCAATGACATTGAAATAACAAATATGAACGAAACAAGATCTTATATTGCTAATCGTGGTAATGAGATTTTTGCAACAACAACTCCTGTTATTAGCGACTTTGATTCTGCTGAAGGAAATACCTACACCATTGGATTTACTAGTTCATTAGGCCAATTTGCTTTTGGTAGTAGTGATACTCCTGTAAACAGTTTAACATTTGCTGGTACTAAGGCACAATGCAATGCTAAATTTAGTAGTGTTAGATTTTATCCAACAGCAGGGGTTTCTAGCAACGGAACGCTTACCTACACGCAGATTAAAAACGCAGTTACACAGATATCACAAACTGTTGCACTAACTGGTACCTATGCTACCTATGCTAATGCAAGAAGTTTTATATTCACTTCTAGTCAGACTTATACTCCAACTTTTGAAGATATTAGATATGGCAATTTTGAAATTGCCCTGGTTGGTGGTGGTGGAACAAGAGGTGCTCCGTTTCCTCCAAATGGCTCAGGATTTGATGAAATTAGATGTCGCGGAGGTGGCGGTGGCGGTGAAGTTATCCAACAGTCAAATGTTGAAATTACAAATCAAACATATTCTATTACCGTTGGAGCAGCTGGCAATGTTTCCCCAGGATCAAATATGAATGTATCAGATGGCGGTAATACTGTTGCGTTTGGTCTAACTGCTAGAGGAGGAAAAACAGGTATTAATGTTCCTCATCTTGCTACCACACGGAATAATGTAAGAACAGGCGGAGCCAGCGGTAATGGTAATTTAGGAGGGTTGGCAACCTATCTAAGAGACAACAACAATTATCAAGGTGGTGGTGGTGGTGGTGCTGGAGATACTAAAAATAATGCATCAATCATTGCTGATTTTGATACTACTGCAAATAATGGAAGAACTAGTCAGATAAATGCGGTTCTTGGCACTGGAACATTAAATTACTCAAATATTTCTGGCACTAATGTAACGGGAACAGGAACAGGATTAACATTTAATATTTCAGTTCCTGGTCCAGAGGGTTATTTTGGCACCTTATATCCACCTACCATTACAATTAGCAATCTAGGAAGTGGTTATGGTCCAGGTGACACTATTAAGATTTTGTCTAGTCAAGTTCAGAACACAGTCAGAGGTACAAATCCTGCTGGTATAAGTTTTTATGAATTTACAATAACCATTACTGCTGTTAGTAATGGATCTTCAGTGTTAACCGCTGACCCTGTTGGCGGAAGAGGCGTTGCTATATTTTGGGATGCAAGTGCTAACTCTATGTATGGATATTATGGCGGCGGCGGTGCTGGTGATATTGTCAACCAAGAATTTGTCAATGTTGGAAGTGGTGCCATAGGTAATCTTATTTCTAATCCAGTTGCTCATAACAATGGTATAACAACATCAACTAACTTTAGTGGCGCTTCAGGCGGCGGGGGTGGCTCTGGTGGGAATTATCCAGGTTCAGGCGTAGTTGGTGTTAGAATAACATCTAAGGGATAAACAATGTCATCATTATATCAACCATTAAACATAAACGGTGTTGTTTCAACAGACAAAACAGCACTACAAAATCTAAACGATCTTTGCACAGCCGCTGGTGCATTCCTTACTTTTGATATTAGCCAAGGCAAGTGGGCTGTAATTATAAACACTACAGGTTCTAGCATCAAGAGTTTTAACAACTCAAATATCATTGGTAGTATTAATGTTAGTGAAACAGGAGTTAGTGAACTTTACAATAGTTGCAGTCTAGAGTTTCCGCATAGAGAACTTCGTGATCAAACAGACTTTGTTGAAGTCGCAATTCCTAGCGAAAATAGATATCTTAACGAAGTTGATAATACTCTCAACATTCAAAGCAATCTTATTAATGATCCTGTACAGGCACAATATATTGCCAGCGTTGAACTAAAACAAAGTAGACTAAACAAGATCATAACTTTTACCACTGACTACACAGCACTAGGTCTTAAAGCAGGTGATCTTATTGATGTTACTAGCACAATGTATGGATATACCAGCAAGGTATTTCGTGTTACACGACTTGAAGAAGTAGATGAAGAAGGCATCACAATTAACATTACTGCTCTAGAATATTCCGCAGATGTTTACTCAACCGCTGGTCTAATTGCTGTTGAAAAGACCAAGAAGACAGGTATTAAACTTAAAGAAAATAATGAAACTTTAAAAGATCTAGATGATGCCAAGGTTGCTCTTAGCATTGGTCGTATGCTTGCCGCCAATGTGGGTCTGGGTGTTGTTAACAGTTTGTTAAACAAGTTGTTTGGAAGAACACAGGCCAAAGATGCCAATGGCAATCCAATAGTTGATGCCAATGGCAATCCAGTTTATACCAAACAAACAAAACCAACTGATACTGCGGCTGCAGAACTTGACAAAGTGCTAGGTGGTGCTAAAAAGCCAGCATTAGCCACTATTTCCGCAGGCGGCACAATGTGTGAAGGCGGCACAAAAACAATTACTGTTGGCCATACTTGTTCAGTCTGTTTATTTGATATTCCTCCATTAGATTACGATTACACTATTACTGGCATCTCAGCAGGAGATATATCAATTCCTTTAACAGGTGTTGTTACAGTAACTAATGGTACAGGTACACTAACATTTACTGCTATTGCAGATGCTACTACTGAAGGCAACGAAACAGCCACAATTACTATTGGTGGTCTTGTTACCACTGTTAACATTTATGATACCTCTGCTGATTACACTTATAGTGTAGCTAAATCTGCAGCCAGTATAACAGAAGGTGCCAGTGTCACCGTTACCGTAACAGCTACAGGATCAAAAGCCAATGTCACTGTACCTTACGCTATTACAGGTGCTGGCACAGGTAGAGTAAGCACACCACTTACTGGCAATATAACAATTAGCGGTGGAACTGGAACATTAGTAATTGCCACAACTGATGACAACACATTTACTGGCACACAAGGCATTACATTTACCATTGAACCCTTATTAAATAATCCTTGTGCTGAAGTTGGAACAAATTCAACCAGCATTTCAATATTAGATAATGATACTGCTACAACTACCTGTTCATATGTTTCAGTTCCTGTAGTTTGGTGTGGAATATTTAATGGTACTACAGGAGCATTGGTTGGTATAAGTTCAAGACAAAGTGCTTATTTTCCTGTACCACAAGCAGGAGAAGCCACAATATTGATACCATATGTTTGCACAGTGTCAAACGGTTCTATTGTTATTAGTGAGCAAATTCAAGTAGCCGCTGCCAGTGTTAATGCAGGCGGGTTCCCAGTTAGAGTTATTACTACTTTTAATACAATACCAGCAAGAGGAATTATTACAGGCAGTACAACCACACTCTATGGCTACAATGCCTAAGTGATCTTTTTCTACCTTTTTTCAATGATTTTTGAGGATTTGTGTAAATACAATGTCAAAAACATTTTGACCATAGACAACCCTATGTTGTCTAGTCAGACAACATATTCAAAACAAAGGAGACTATTATGTCCGCGGCCTCAAATTTTTTAGAAGCAAAACTATTAGACCATACATTGCGTTATGGCACAGCACCATATGTAGCACCAACTACATTATATCTAGCATTGTTCAAGAGCGACATTGATGCCGCTACCACTGCAGCCAATCTAGAAGCAGGCACAACTTCAACTAATGAAGTAGCAACAGCAGGTAGCACAGCCTATGCTCGTAAGGAAGTAACATTTGCAGCCGCAACTGGTACTAACCCTACCAGTTCAGCAACAGCCGCAACTGTAACATTTGATCCTGCAACAGCAAGTTGGGGCACAGTGACTCACATTGCAGTTATGGATGGTGGCACACGCGGTAGTGGTAATGTGCTATTCTACGGACAAGTCACAACCAGCAAGACCATAGATTCAGGTGACACTTTTCAGGTAAGTTCAGGCAATTTAACAATCAGCCTAGCCTAATAGGTCTATGCTATGGGCACTTGGGCTAATGGCTCTTGTGCCCTTTTTAATAATATTAAAGGATCTAGGAAATGACCAAGCCAGTAATAGTAACCAGAGCAGGCAAAGGCTCAGCACTCTCTTTCGTTGAAGGTGATGCAAACTTTACCAACCTACAGAATGCTACTGTTACCGTTGCTGGCGATAGCGGCACCCCACAGGTGTTAGATCTCAATGACACACTGACTATTAGTGGTGGTACTGGATTAAGTTCAGTAGCATCAGCAACAGACACGGTTACGCTAAATCTAGACAATACTGCTGTCACAGCAGGTAGTTATACGCTATCTAGCATCACAGTTGATGCACAAGGTCGTATAACAGCCGCAAGCAATGGCACAGATGCCAATACTACATATACACAAAACGCAAGTTCTGTCACAGGTGGTGCTAACCTAAATCTAGTTGGTAGTGATAGCACAACAGACGCAGTTAAATTTGCTGGTGCAACTAATGTCACAGTGTCTAGAACAGACGCTGACACAATTACTATCACAGGTCCAGACCTAAGCGGTTATCAAACCAGTCTAGGCTTCACAGCAGAGAATTCAGCTAACAAAAATCAAAACAATGGTTATGCAGGATTGGATGCTGGTGGCAAAGTGGCATCCGCTCAACTGCCAAGTTATGTGGATGATGTGGTAGAAGCCGCTAATCAAGCCGCATTGCCAGTCACAGGCGAAACATCAAAGATCTATGTCACACTAGACACCAACAAGATCTATCGTTGGAGTGGTTCAGCTTATGTTGAGATATCAGCAAGCCCAGGTTCAACTGATTCAGTCACAGAAGGTTCAACCAATCTTTATTTTACCACACAGCGAGCCCGTGATAGTTTTTCACAATCAACAGGCATCAGCATCTCTAGTGGTGCTATTTCAATTGCTAACACAGCAGTTACCCCCGCTGCCTATACTTACGCAAGCATTACAGTAGATCAACAAGGTCGCATCACAGCCGCATCAAGCGGTACTACTCCATTAGTAAGTGGTGGTGCTCTAGGCACACCAAGTTCAGCCACATTAACCAACGCTACTGGATTGCCAATTGGCACAGGTGTAAGTGGTTTAGGTACAGGCGTTGCTACATTCTTAGGCACACCAAGTTCTGCTAATCTTATTGCCGCAGTAACTGACGAAACAGGCACAGGTGCATTGGTATTTGCCACTTCACCAACATTCACAACACCATTGTTAGGCACACCAACAAGTGGTAATTTGTCAAATTGCACAGCAGATGGCACTAACGGTGTAGGCTTTAGAAGCATACCTTCAGCAGGTGCTGAAAAATCCAGTTCATACACTCTACAGACATCAGACCGTGCTGAATTTGTGCAGGTGGCAAGTGGTGGATCAATTACTGTTCCCAACTCAACATTTGCCGCAGGCGATGTTGTGGTAGTTTACAATAACCACACAGCCGCAATTACAATTACATTGAGTACAACCAATGCTTACATTGCAGGCACTAACACCAATAAGACTTCAGTAAGTTTAGCCACACGCGGTGTTTGCAATATCTTATTCATAAGTTCAACCGTGGCCATCCTAACAGGAAACATTACATAATGAGTATCCTATGTTCAATGGTTGGTGCTAATTTTGCCACTGTGGCAGCAGTGGTAACAATCTTGCGTTCAAAGAAAGGCATCATTGCCGTTGGCAATGCACAAGTATCAACCGCACAAAGTAAATTTGGTGGAGCAAGTGCTTTATTTGATGGTACTGGTGACTATTTGTTTGTAGCATCTAACAGTGATTTTGGATTTGGCACAGGTGATTTTACTCTTGAAGGTTGGTTCCGTTTCACCAACTTTACCAACGGGCCAGCCCTGTTTGATCTGCGTGCCTCAGGTGGAACAGAAGTCAAACCTGTGGTCTATTGTGGCAGTGATGGAGTAATCTATTATTATGTAAACGGTGCAACGGCTATAACAGGAAATACTTTATCAGCCAACACTTGGTATCACATTGCCCTAAGTCGTAGCAGTGGTGTTACCAAACTGTTTAGAGATGGAACTCAAATAGGTAGCAATTATACAGATACTAATAACTATCCTGCCACTGTGGTCAGTATTGGCATTGCCAGTTGGAATACTTCATTTAATGCATTAAATGGCTATGTTGATGAAGTTCGCATTTCAAACTCTGCCCGTTATACCGCAGCCTTTACCCCAAGCACCGTGCCATTTGTCAACGATGACAACACCCTGCTATTGATACACGCCAACGGTACCAATGCCACCACATTCTTTGAAGATGACAACGGTGCCACAACTACGAGAACTGCCAAGACATTTACCGCAGTGGGTAATGCACAATTAAGTACCGCACAAGAAAAGTTTGGACAGAGTTCAATGTTGTTTGATGGTACAGGAGATCATTTTATTTCTTCAGCCAGTAATGATTTTACATTCACTGGCAATTTTACTGTTGAACTTTGGGTGAGATTAGCATCAACAGGTGCAATTAGGGTTCCTATTGGTAATAGAAGCAGTGGTACAGGACTAGGAATATGGTGGGTTGAAGTAGGCACTGATCAAGCAGGTTATAGTGCTTGGCAAAATACTGCAGGCACCAGTTATTATCCAACATACACTGGAACAATATCTGCCAACACTTGGACTCATTTAGCAGTTGTCCGTAATGGAACTACACTAACAATGTATAAGGACGGTGTAGGCGGAACAGCAGTCACTGGAGTTACAGGCACATTTGGTGGTAATGGTGCAATCTACATTGGTGGAATAGCCGCCAGTTATAACTGGGATGGTTACATAGATGAAGTTCGTATCTCAAAGGTAGCTCGTTATGCTGCCAACTTTACAGCACCTGCAACAACATTTGAAAATGATGCCAATACAGTATTGTTAGTTCACGCAGATGGTGCTGATGCTTCTCTCATCGTAACAGACGATGTAAGTGGTCGCAGTCCCCACGGATTGAGCCAACAAAATACTGCGGCAATTTCTACTACACAAAGTTATTTTGGTGGATCAAGTTTAAGTCTGAATGGTTCATCCAGTGTGAATACCCCAAGCAGTTTTGCATTTGGCACAACAGACTTCACAGTTGAATATTGGATTAGACCTACCTCACTGTCAAGTTATGATATACATTGGGATTTGAGAGGCGGAAATACCAGTCAGATCTCTCCAATAGTTTATACTCTTAATGGCACACTAACAATGGATGTGGGAGCAACCACTAGGATTACTGGTAGCACCTTATCTACCAATACCTGGTATCACATAGCATTGTCAAGATCAGGTTCATCAACAAAATTGTTTGTTAACGGCACACAGACAGGCAGCACCTATACAGACACAAATAATTATTTGGCTGCTACACCTTTATACATAGGCCAAAGTAGTGGTAGTGGTGTTGATGGCTTTATGGATGAATTCCGCATTAGTAATTCTGCAAGATACACTGCCAACTTTACACCCAGCACTACGCCATTTGTCAATGATGCCAACACCTTGTTGTTATGTCACTTTGATGGCACTAACAGTAGCACAGTATTCCGTGATGACAATGGCACAAGAAGACAGCAGGGCGTTATTTCTAACGGCAGTGCCGCAGTATCAACCACTCAATCAAAGTTTGGTGGCTCCAGTTTGTATGTCAATGGAACAAATCAATTTTTAACATCACCTGATGCATCTAATACTGCATTTACCACAGAAGATTTTACAGTTGAAGCCTGGTTATATCCAATAAGTTCTACTGGTAATTTTGTTACCAATTTACAGAACGGAACAAACAATGGATGGCAAGTTTCACATTGGAGCACAGGTAGAATATTATTCTGTAATAACACATCAGCAGGTACCCCAGGCATTGATGTAAGATTCAGCAGTGACAATGCCTTTACTCTAAATGCCTGGAACCATATTGCCGTTTGTAGAACTGGCACTACATTGACAATGTATTCAAACGGAAATAGAGTGTATTCTGCTAGTAATTTGCCTGCTACTCTGAAAGCAAGCAATGCAGGATTAAGAATTGGACATTCAAACGGTATTGCTGACGGTCTTTGGCAGGATGCAGGTGCATATTCTAACAGTTATTCAAATGAAATTAGAATTAGTAATATAGTAAGATACACTGGAACAACTTACACCATTCCTACTGCACCATTCCAGAATGATGCAAATACCCTATTGTTATTACACAACAATGGAACCAATGGTTCAACCGTGTTCTTTGATGACAACGGTATAGCACCTTACACTCCAACTTAAGGATCTAAAGTGGATCAGTTTTACTTTGAAGAAGGTTATCTTGTAGCTGGCTATGTAACCGTAGTCAAAGAAGCCTCTGCTGGTCTTACACCTTACTTTGTTGAAGGCTATCTACCTGTTGATTATTTTGTTTTTGAAGGTAATGCGATCAATGGTGAATACAGTTTAACAGCACTACTGACCAAAGTAGGAGATGCTGTTTTTGGTGTTGGTACTTTTACTACAATTACCACTACCAGTGTTAGTGTAAATGTTATAGCCAGTGGTCAATCCGCAATCACAGCTGCATTTACACAAACAGCAATAATCAGTCACATTGAAGGTGCTGACCTATTTGCATTCAGCAACGCACAGTTAGAGGCAGCGGTTCGTAGAATTCGTGATAATAATATAACAGCCAGTGCGGCCTTTAGTGTGGCTGTTGACTTTGTTAGAACTAGAAACACAGCCAGTGAAGAAGCGGCGGAGTTCTCTTTTACTGCTAACACAGTCAGAAGCCGCGATTATGCATCAAGTCAATCAGCGGCTTTTTCATTGGCGGCAGCAATTGACGATAGAACAAGAGATCAATCAAGTGCTCTAACATCTCAGTTTGTGTTCACTGCCACTATCAGTCATATTGAAGGTGCTGACCTTGTGGCATTTAGCAATGCTGAATTAACAGCCACTGCTACAAGAATCAAACAGATAGCGTCAACACAATCTGTCAGCACCACAGTTGTTGCAGATGTAAGACGCAATCCAGGTATTATACTAAATCTATCCAGTCAGTTTACACAAACAGCACTGGTTAATAGAACAGCAAGAATAACACAGACACTAAGTGCTGTGGCCACTGTGGTGTATCGTGATAGACCTTTAGACATCAAGAGATTATCATCAGACGCAAGTAAAAGACTAATAGATACCAGCATCAAGAAGTTTGGTACTGGTAGTTTGTCAATTACATCAGGCACTGGCACAACATTTACTGGAGCCAATCTAGGCTATGTTGATTATCACGCTACTCCTTCAATGGCCACTAGTTTTGGTGGTGCTTACAATGATAGAGTAGTTGAGTTTTGGTTCTATTCTGGTGGTATAACACAAAATTTTGTACCTATTGTAGGTTTATATAGTTCTACTAGCTTCTCCTACCCAAATTATGTTTGGTATGTTACAGTAAAAACTGGAGCCACTGGCGGAATAGCAATGCTTGGAGGAGTTACTTTTCAAGTATTTGATATTAACATTACCGTGAACACTTGGCATCATATTGCCATTGCTACACAGGGCTACGCCAATGGAGATAATCCTGGCAACGCTATTTGGCTGGACGGTAATAGAGTAGCTTTTAACACTGCCCACATTAATGGTCAAGCAGGTTTTAGCAATTATTTCTTAAGAGTTGGCCCAGATGGTCAATACAATACTAGTTTTAAAATTGATGAATTAAGAATTATCACTGGCCCACAAGGTACAAATAACGCCAGTGGTTTTGCTCCTACACAAACATCAATCACAGTACCAACTAATCGTCGTTGGAACGCTGACAGCGAGTATACCAGAGCCTTATTCCATTATGACATTGACTATCGCGATGACATAGGCATTCAACAGGTTGCTGAAGCCGCCATATCTACTGCGGCCACTATTACAGCCACAGTTGATAAAATAAGATTTATTGAGGCATCTGCTGTCATATCTAGTGCGGCGTCAACTTCTGCAACCATATTAAGAATACAATCAAGTAGTGCCGCTTTAGACAGTGCGTTTACACAGTCAGCAGATGTTGCAAGAACAAGAGGTCTTATAAGTAATCAAGACGCAGTATTCACACAATCCACAGAGGCTGTTAAGACAGCAAACATAGTTTCTGCTCTTGACTCTCAGGCTACTTTTACAGGCACAATTAGTCACATTGAAGGTGCTGACCTTGTGGCCTTTAGCAATAGCACACTATCTGCTGATGGCGTAGTAACAAGAAGTGCAGTATCAACCCAATCAAGTGCATTTACATCCACTGCTAATATTCTAAGAGTTAGATTTGCTGCCAGTGATATTAATTCTGCATTTACACAATCAGTAGATGCAGTAAAAACTGCTGTTGGTTCTAGCACAATATCATCAGAAACCGCTACATCAACACAAGGTCAAAGAGTTAGATTTGCTGATAGCACCTTAACTTTAGTTTCTAGTTTATCAGCGACAGCAGAAAAAATTAAAGTAGCCAGTGCCCAATTAGTCAGTGAATTTTCTACTTCTAGACCATATATTTTAGCAGACTATTTAGAAACTGGCTACTACGAAGTTCTTGAAATATCAGCCATTAAGACTGCTAGGGCAGTAATAAACACTGAAGCCCTTGCCAGTCAGCTAACGGCAGTGGTCAAGGTTGCTAAATTCTTTGTAAATGCTAATATTGTTTCAACACTAACTGCTGAAATAACCGTTGACAAAGAACTTTCTGCGGATCTAAGTAGTGAAATTGTTTTAGGTGTGGAAAACGGTAGAGTACGCGGCTTTGGCGTTATTCTACAGGTCAATACAACACAATCAGCCAGCATTGGCAGAATAAAACAGGCTAGTTCAACGCAAGCCAGTCAATTTACAGTTGCAGCCGCAGCCATCAAGACTGGCAATAACGCTGTTATTGTTTCTAGTGAATTTGCATTAACTAGTATCGCTATAAAGATAAACGGCTTTGATTCTGCAGTATCAAGCGAATCTGCAATAGCGGTTAGTGCTAATATAATTCGTAGAGCAATCTCAAATCAATCAAGTGCATTTGCACAGTCTGCCACAATAGACAATCGCGTCAGAAGTATTAATGTTGAGATCAATAGTGTTGCAACACTAACTGCTGATGCTCTTGCTGGTAAGTTTGCTGAAAGCGATCAAAGTGCAGTATTCACACAAACTGCATCTGCATTGAGATTGAGAGGTGTTGATAGCAGTATTAGTTCAAACTTCACAGTCATTGCGGCTGTTAATGAAGTTGTTCAATTAAGTTCTACAATTGCCAGTGAAGCAACACTATCAGCGGCTGTAAACAGAACTGCCAGTGCATCAAGTAGTCAAACTGCTGTTGCCAGTGTAAGCTGCGTTATCAGTCACATTGAAGGTGCTGATATTGTTGCCAATGGCTTTGCTACATTAGACGCTAATGTTGATAAAATTGCAGGAATTGCTGTCACTGCAACATCAGTAGTTAACTTAACTGCAAGTGCTGACAAGTTCCGTGCATTTAGTGCTAACTTGGCTGTATCTACTGCACTGATTGTAAATGCAGTTAAAATACACCGCGGACAGGCCGCACTACAGGCTCAAGCCACTATCCAGGCAAATGCGACCAAGATAGTTCAATTCTCAGCGGTGATTAGTTCTGCAATGACCTTTGTGGCTGCTGTTCGTGAAATTGATGCGGCCAGTCTAACCCAATTTGTCTACACCATAGCTCGTGAGGATTATGTTTACATTGTACCAGACGAAGTACCAGTTTACAATGATATTCTGTATGTGATACCCAACGAGAACTGGACATACAATATCACAGCGGAAACAAGAGTATTCCCCGTTGATCAAGAAACAAGAATATATAATATAAGGAGCACATAATATGGCTACAACAGGATTTTTTCAAACCATCCAGGGACTAACAATCCAGAAGGACACAGAAGCACAATTAGTCTATACCTTTGAGTGGAGCGAATGGCTTCCAGTAGGTGACAGTCTAAGTGCTGTGTCATATACTATTACCGCTCGTGCCAATGACCCAGACCCTCTGATCAAGGTAAGTCAAAATCGTGTAGGCACCAAGACCTTTGTGGAACTAAGCAACGGACAGGAAGGCAAGACCTATACTGTGACCTGCCAAGTGACCACAACCAATGGACTAATTGATCGTAGAAACTTCCGTGTCAAAGTTCTAGCGAGGTCAGCATAATGACTATCAAAGAACTTGCCCAAGAAATCAAAACCATCAAAGAAAATCATCTTGCTCATATGGCAGAAGACATTGATCGTGTTGAAACCAAAGTAGACAAGATAGACAATCGCATTTGGGCCATATTGATTATTCTTTGTGGTGCAACATTCCTTCCAATTCTAGTGGAGTTCGCAACCAGTCTCAGGTAAGTATGGGATGGACGACAAAGAATTTAAAAAAATCCTCAGTGAAGTGGCAGAATGGCGATTTGAAAAGGTCAGCGACACTCAAATTAAACAAAGCCGTAAAATGGCCAAGGGTAAATTCAAACCCATTGTGGAAGGTGAAGAGCCAGAAATGGCAGTGCAGCTTGTTGATGGTGTCAATCCCACAGTGGTACCCATATTGGTCAAACTTAAACCCTGTGCCACTAACTGCGAAGACTGCGGTAAACACTGCCCCAATGGCAGACAAGTCACTGCCAAAATATATCCATCAAGAGCACTAGGCCTGCATTGGCGTAAACGATGTGTGACCTGTCAACGATATCTTAACAAAGACACTGGCAAATATACCGTACCAGACAACAATGCTTCAAATCATTACAGCACACTTAAGACTGGACATCAAGTGTCATTTGAAAGTGATAAAGAAATAATCACAATTCATTGTGAAAACACACAGGCGGAATAAATATTATTAGCAGGGACAAATATCCGTTAATCCTAAGGGATGGTTTGGCTGTCACTAAATCAAAAAGTAGTTTCTTATTGCCATTAGAAACGAGCCCTGTTAGAAACCCAGTCGCAATGATTGGGTTTCGTCTTTTACCACATTTAATTCTGATATTTTGTCTCTTATATAAATACTTGTGACAGGCAAAACACTTAGGCATCATTGGCAATCCAAATCATTTTAGGCACTATCATCTAACACACAAGGTTGGCCCGCCAGATTGTAATAGGGCTGTGGAAAAACCAGGGAATAACTGGGCACGAGACATATTGAGGCACCCCCGTTGCTACGGCAACTATCCTGAAAAATTGGAAGTGGGTTTGAGGTTGAAAGCAAAGATAACCAACGCATTGATATAGTATGAATGTTAGCATACGAACACACTGGCTATAAACATCTAGACACTAGGAACGAGGTCTAGAGTGCGGTAACGCATATCGTGGCAGGTAAGGAAAAGCACAGAGTCCTTTAGCATACAGTGATGAAAACACCTGCTTCCATAAGTCTTGGCTGGGGCAACTCACATAAAGATAGACGGTGCCGCTGAAAACGGTTCCGTCTGACTGAAACAATCTACATAAAGTATCTCAATAGATCATTATGTGTTTCTGAACGAAGCGAAGCGACATACGAGTGAGCGGAAGCGAAATGAGTTGATGTCTGTAAGACATCTTTAATAGTAAGGAATAAGTGATATGTGGATTTACAATAATAAAGAGATTACTGAACTTCCTGATGATGTAGTTGGCTTTGTGTATCTGATTACGAACTTGATAAATGACAAAAAGTATATTGGTAAGAAGTTAGCCAAGTTTGCCAAAACACGATATAAGATGCACACACAGAAAAATGGTAAACGAGTAAAGAAAAAGATTCGTTCATATGTGGATAGTGATTGGTTGACATATTACGGATCAAGTGATGCTCTTGCCAAAGACATTGAGCTACAGGGCAAAGATCAGTTCTCACGAGAGATCATTCGCTTGTGTTACTCCAAAGCAGAGTGTTCATATTGGGAAGCCAAAGAGCAGTTCTACAATGGCGTTTTGGAATCTGCAGATTGGTATAATGCCCAAATATCAGTGCGCTGTCACAAGAACAACATATTGGGCAAACGCTAAATTGGATGTTTTTGTCATTGACAATAAATACAGCATACGCTATAATAATACATAGACAGCGCAATAGTGTGCTGTCTATAACACATACAGAAAGACAGCAAAATGTATTATATTATTTACGGCGAGTCTCACCAGCGTAGGGAAACCGTTAAATTTGACACCCTTAAAGAACTTGCCCAATATCTCGTTAAAGAATACGAAGAGATTGAAGAGTTGTGTTGTATTGAAGACGAAGATGGTTGGGGCTTCAATGCTGAAGATTTAGTAAAAGAACATTTAGAGGCTGCAGAATGAAAGTTATCACAGTGATTCGTGAATATACCACAAGCGAAATTAAAGCAGTTTATCTACATCCAACTAAAACAGCCGCCATAAAACAACTGAAAATAGATGGCTGGTGGGATAGCCCAGACTATGCTTACGCTGTCCGCAAACTTACACCTAAACTATTAGAAAAATATTCTAAAGAGATATTGGAGGCCGCAGAATGAACACACAAGAAACACTGATGGAACAGATTCGTCGCCTAAATGAGCAAGAAGCCCGCAAGCACGAATTGAAAAAACAGGCAACAATAAATAAGATTAGAGAACTTCGTCGTGCCCAAAGAGAGCAAGAAGAGCTCAATCACAGGGAAAAACATTATGGGTGATAGATTATTTGTAAATGAGCAAGTCAACGGTTCAAGAACAGCTCAATGGTTTCAGCGTCTAACAGAACAAGACTATGTGGTCTACTGTTTCTGTTGCGGACACGAAGCAGAGTCAGAGCCGTTCCCCACAGAATACGATGCCGCAGTATGGGCCGCAAGATGGTGCAATCATCAAGAAGAACTTGAAGTATTAGTAGCGGCAGTGGGTCCAGAAGGTTGTGGTTGCAGTGATCATTAACATCAACTGAGTGACTCCAGTTGTGACAGCGGACTGGGGGTCTCACCCTTGTTCTACCACTTCCCCCCGTAGTGGTCCGCGAAACGGGGGACCTTTAAGGATAATGGCAATGCGAATTCTAATACTTTTAGTAGCAGTAGGTCTAAGTGGTTGTGCCACACCCTTTGAAATGTATGCTCACTATCTAAACACACAGGACCCTTGTCAAAGCCAAAACAATGGCGGCCGCTATCCCAGCTTCTGTGGAGCAGGTGGGAGCAAGACCTACATATACAATAATCAAGGTGCACGAGTTGGCTACACAAAGAATTGAACTAGAATGGCGACCCGTAATGGGTTGGTATGAACACAGCGAACTAAAGCCCTATGATTACATCACTGAGTGGCAGGCAGCAGATTCTCGCCACGAAATGTTTACCAAAATACGGCACAGCGATGAAATACTGTACGATGGTGGTTGGGGACCAGAACGATTGCATTGGAATCCTAAACAAGAACAGGGTTGGATTCATTGCACAGAAGCACGGCACAAAGAAATAATGCAATGGATCACTGATACCGTGAATGAATGTGCTCCAGGAAATGAATGATTATTTAGGCACCAGAATAAATAACACTATGCCAAGAACAGGAATTAGACCACACACCTGGAAAGTACAGGGAGAAATACCGCATCAACAGAACATAGCCTGGTTGAGGGCACAAGCGCAGGCACGATTTCGTAATGAAGTTTGGCTGCTAGACTTTGATGACTTTCAAAGACTTTGGGCAGGATTATGGCAGTTTCGTGGTCGTGGTAGTGAAGACTATGTAATGACTCGTGATGATCACCAAGGAGCCTGGGTGTTAGGCAATGTATCTGTGACCCGCAGATATGAATATTTAAAAAGACAAAGAGAGTATAGAGGATATTGAAATGGCAAAAAGAACCTATGATCAAAAACTACAGAACATTCTAGATTATGTAGAGATTACCAACTATCACTGGGATCGCCTCAAAGGTGAGCTACACGATGATGAAGAATTCTGGCAGCACATATTTGGCACAATGACTGATCAAGATTGGTGGGATTGGGTTGACATCCAACCTGCACTGAAAATACAGTATGAAACTGAATACCGCCGCTGGTATAAACTAGATGAAGGCACCGCAGATATTCACAAGCGTTTGGCATTTGGCAAGCCCTTGTATAGAAAAGATCAGAAGAATGGCAACAAGGCTGTGTTCCGTGCCTGGATGAATATCAAAGACTTCATCAACGACATCACGGGTCAACCTACTACTCAATATACTGCCAAAGACCGTGAGCCTGTGCCAGAACCCACCCCCAAAGAACTACTATTCTCCTTTGAATAATGAATGACTTTCACAACACGGGCTGGGACCCATATCAAGAACTACAGATAGCCAAACACAACATTGGACAATTGATTGTTGGGCATAACAACAATCAAAATTTAATGAATGATCTAGTTGAACAACATCGTCAACTAATAGATCTAGTCAAAAGCACTAGACTGCAGGTTGATCTACTTCGCAATGAAGTCAATATGTTAAGAGCACAAAAAACTCAATAAACACACCAGATTTATAGCACGACAATAAATATTGCTATGAATACAATCATAGACAGCGGTGCCATCACCGCACGACCGCCACAGCCAAAAACACAAGCAACGGTTGAAGAGCCGCATCAAGATCTAACTAAATTTCCCAAGTGGGAGTATCCTCAACGCAAGGATCCCAAGTGGGGTGAAGTCACCAAGCAGGGTCTAATTGTAGGCCGTGAAAAGCGTGTGGTGCCACCAGATGAAGTCTATAAACTGGCAGAACTGGGCTGTAATAACAAAGAGATTGCAGAGTGGTTTATGATCAAGGAAGACACTCTGAACTACAACTTTTGCGATTATCTTACAAAAGCCCGTGCAGGAATGAAACGCCGTTTAAGAGCCGTGCAATTACAAACAGCATTGGCTGGCAATGCCACTCTGTTGATATGGTTGGGCAAGCAGTATCTAGGACAATCAGACACACCAGCTAACAGCCAGGATCAAGAAGCCTTACCTTGGAACGATGAATAAAAATTAAAACGATATTTGCTACAAGGACACAAATGAAATATCAAATCTTACAGGGCGATAACAGGGAAACCCTTAAAACTATTCCTGACAATAGTATAGATGCCATCGTCACAGACCCACCCTACGGCATTGATTTTCTAGGTAAAGCGTGGGATGCCAACACTGGAGCACTTGAGACCTATCAAGAATGCCTGCGTGTGCTCAAGCCAGGCGGACATATACTTGCGTTCAGTGCGGCACGAACCTATCATCACCTTGCAGTTACCCTAGAACAAGCAGGCTTTGAAATCCGTGATCAGATTATGTGGATCTATTCTAGTGGCTTTCCCAAGAGCCAGGACATTGGTAAAAGCATTGATAGGGCCGCAGGTAAGAAAAACAATTTAAAAAGACACGATAGTCCCAAGAAAGACAATAACGGATTAGATGTAGGTAGTGGAGTAAAATGTCCTAAATGCCATAAAGATAGTGCCGCTCGTTATGATTGTCAAGAAGTTGAATGCGGTATGATCTACAAGGCACAAACACCAGAAGCAGAACCGTGGCTAGGTTGGGGCTCAAGTCTAAAGCCAGCACACGAACCTATTGCCCTGGCACGCAAGCCTTTATATAAGAATAATAGTATTGCCAAGAACGCTCAGCAGTGGGGCACAGGTGCTCTCAACATTGATGCTACTCGTGTGCCCTATGCCAATGACAAAGACAAAGCCAGCATTGACCACAAGGTGCCCACAGCAGCCTGGAGTGGACATACTCTACAGGTAGACAGTTATGAAAAGGGAGAGTTTGTTAAAGTAGAAACCAACGAACTGGGACGCTTTCCCTCTAATGTTCTAGGTGAGATAGCAGAACCATATCAAAAGTATTTCTACTGCCCCAAGGTCAGCCGTAGTGAAAGACACATAGATGATAGTGTTGAAAACAATCACCCCACAGTGAAACCCATAGAACTAATGAAGTATCTTATTAAACTGATCACTCCACCAGGTGGCATAGTGTTGGATCCTTTTAACGGAAGTGGTTCAACAGGCTGTGCCGCAGTGGCATTAGATCACGAATACATAGGCTGTGAGTTAGACCCTGCCTATGTTGAGATAAGCAAGCGAAGAATAGAAGAATATAACAAGAGCGAAAACAACTTTGATGCATTATTTGAGTGACACTAGAACAACAACATCTTGTCTTGGCATTAATCATTGTCAACTATCTGTGGATTCGTCCCTGGCTGACTGGCTTGGTCTGGGACAAGGATGTCATCATAACTCTCACAATAATAATCACGCTGACCATACTAGGTCAAGCCTACAATGCCTTTAAGTAATGCACAAGATCAAGTGGCCAATGACGCAACACGATTCCGTGTTGTGGTTGCTGGTCGCAGATTTGGCAAGACACATCTCTCTATTAGAGAACTTTGCAAACACGCCAAGGAACCTGGTCGTGAAGTATGGTATGTGGCTCCAACCTACAAGATGGCCAAACAGATTGTGTGGCGTAAACTTAAGAACAAACTACAAGATCTCAACTGGGTAAAGAAAGCAAATGAAACAGAACTCACTCTTCAACTTCGCAATGGCAGTGTCATCAGTCTCAAGGGAGCTGATAATTATGATAGTCTACGCGGTGTTGGTCTTGACTTTATTGTGCTTGACGAGTTTGCAGACATTGACCCTGAAGCTTGGTATGAAACTCTTCGTCCTACTCTCTCTGACAAGCAGGGCCGTGCTCTTTTTATTGGTACACCCAAGGGCATTGGCAATTGGGCTTATGAGATATATCAGAACAGCATAGACAATGCAAACTGGCAATCATATTCTTTTACCACCATTGACGGTGGTCGTGTGCCCCCAGAAGAAATAGAAGCTGCCAAGCAGGATCTAGATGAACGCACCTTTAGACAAGAATACCTAGCCACCTTTGAAACATTTGCAGGCAGAATCTATTATGGCTTTGACCGTGCTCACAATGTAAAGAGTTGGGACAAACCCATTCCTGATGTGGTCTACATAGGTATGGACTTCAACATAGATCCTATGAGTGCAGTCATAGCAGTAAGAGAAGGAGACTCCCTATATGTCATTGACGAAATCCGCCTGTTTTCTTCTAACACCCAAGAAGCAGTGGCTGAAATTAAAAGCAGATACGGGCGTAGTAAAGTCTTTGTCTATCCAGATCCAGCAGGACACCAAAGGAAAAGCTCAGCAAGCGGTGCTACTGACATCACCATCCTGTCTAATGCAGGGTTCGTGGTCAAAGCACCTAGACACCACACTCCAGTGCGAGATAGAATCAACGCAGTCAACTCAAGATTGTGCTCAAGTAGCGGCATTAGACAGCTGTATATTGATCCCAAGTGTAAATACACTATTGAAGGACTTGAACGCCAAACCTACAAAGAAGGAAGCAGCCAGCCAGACAAAGACGGTGGCTACGACCATATGAATGACGCACTAGGTTATATGGTAGATTATCTATTCCCAGTCAAGCGGGACATAGACCCAGATACAACACTGCCAAGACGCTGGTCACACGCCTTGGCTTAAATAGGACACAACGATGAACATAATTGAAACGCTATCAGACGAACTTAGTAGACTATTGCAGGGCAATCTACTCTATGACACCTACTTCCCACAGTGGCAATACCTACTACAAAGTTATGTGGGTGGCCAAGAATACAAAGACGCACAGCACCTAACCAGATATCAACTGGAAACAGACGGTGAATATCGTGCTCGTATTCGCACAACACCACTTGAGAATCACTGCCAAAGTGTGATATCAGTGTATAATAGTTTCTTATTCCGTGAAGAACCTGTAAGAGAATTCAACGGGCTTGAATCATTTCCTGAATTAGAAGACTTCTTAAATGATGCAGACTTTGATGGTCGCAGCCTCAACGCATTTATGAAAGATGTTGCTACCTGGACATCAGTGTTTGGACACGCTTGGATCATAGTAAGCAAGCCTAATGTGGGTGCTGTCACCGTGGCAGATGAACAATCAATGGGTGTTCGCCCATATGTCAGTCTATTGACTCCTATGGTTGTATTAGACTGGGAATACAGTCGTGCACCAAGTGGTCGTGTGACTCTAAACAAATTAAGATACCTAGAAGAAACCACAGGTGATATCAAGATTGTAAAACTATGGACTCCTGAAACAGTGACTACCACTGTGATAGATACCAAGAAAGAAGAGATAGTAGAAGAGATAGTAGAAGTCAATGGCTTGGGAATGATACCTGCTGTGTGTGCCTACAATGGTCGTTCAATCATTCGTGGCTTTGGCGTTAGTGATATCGCTGACATTGCTGATGCACAAAAGTTTATCTACAATGCCACATCAGAAGTAGAACAATCAATTCGTATGGACAGCCACCCCAGTCTTGTTGTGACTCCAGAAACCAAAGTAGGCACAGGATCAGGGGCATTGATCCATATGCCAGAGAATCTAGATCCAGGCTTGAAGCCATACCTACTAGAGTTTGGTGGTGCTTCAATTGATTCAATCTATCAAGCCATTCAACACTCAATAGACTCAATAGACAAGATGGCCAACACAGGTGCAGTTCGTGCCACAGAAAGCAAGGTTATGAGCGGTGTTGCAATGGAAACAGAATTCCAATTGCTAAATGCACGACTAAGTGAAAAGGCAGATAACCTAGAATTAGCAGAAGAACAAATGTGGATGATATGGTGTGCCTATATGGGCACAACCTGGCAAGGTAGCATAGATTATCCAGGCAGCTTCAACATCCGTGACACAGGCAGTGAGATTACACAATTACAAACTGCCAAAAACACAGCAACAGATCCTGCAGTTCTACGCAAGATAGATGAACATATCCTAGAATGGATGGGTGAAGAGAAAGAACTTCTACCATTCCAAGATCCTAATCCACAACCAGGTAGACTGTATCCTGATGGTGAAGAGATTAATGCCAACTTGCCAGCAGCTTATCAACCTGCTTCAAACCCTGAAGTTCCACAAGGTGAAAACTGTGGCAACTGTGAATACTACAAGCCAGGTGAACTCTATTGCACCAAGTTTGATGCACCAGTTCGTGCAGTCTACTGGTGTGCTAAGTGGGAGCCATATGAAGAAATGTCCAGAGTTATGACTGCTGAACTGATGGCACAGATACAAGAAATGATTATGACAGGTATGACCAATGCTGAGATTATGGCAGCATTGCCAGGTATCACAGTAGAAGACATTGTGAAAGCGGCTGCAGAGGCAG